ATTGAGGAACTTGTCTTCCGCCAAAACAGACAAAAGAGACGTTTTCAAATCGGCCTCGACGCCTTCGTTCCACTTCTCTCGGCCTTCTTTCTCGACCAGGATGTAGTTCGGGATCGCGACGCCTGCCTCTGCCTGTTCATGGGCGTAGGCGCGCACCGCGTTCATCCAGTCGCCGATCATGTCTGCGGCGTCCAGAAGTTGCGCAAGACGCTCCGGCGACTGCAAATCCGGGGCGTTTGACGGCGAGATCACGGGTTCGTCCAGATCGGTGAAGTGCAGACCCGCCGTGTCGAGCGCCTTTTGCTCCAGCGCGGGGCAGAACCCGGCGCAAGGGCAGAACTTGCAATGGTCGCCCGCTGTCAGGAAGGCCGCCGCCCAAGCCGCATCCGGCAGATCGGCCTTGCGGTCGAGTGCCCGTTTTGCGCGGTCCATCGCCAACAGCAGATCGCTGGTCCACTCCAGCAGATCAACGACGTGGAACGTCTCCGAGCGGATGCGCCCGTCAGGATGGCCAGCGCGCGGTTGAACGATTGTCGCCTTGACGGTCTCAATGTCCAGCCCCGGATTGGCCAGCATAGCGCCCAAAGCGTAGGTCCGCAGTTGCGGGTTGCCTTTCGCTTCAACCACAACACCGCGACCGCCCTTAAGATCGACGACTTCCATCTGGCGCAGCGCTGGGTTGTAGACAACTGCGTCTGCCGTGCCGCCCGCCTCGAACGGCGGGTTCAGCGAAGCAAGGCTGAAGCGCTGTTCGATTGACAGCGAACCCCAATCGTTCGGGAAGTCACTGTCTGTAGCCTCTCCGCATAGCGACCGAACGTAGTCGATGTAGCGCTGCGCGGTTTCGGCCATTTCCTCGTCAACCTCAAAGGAGTATTTCTTCCCCTTCTCCGTCGTGCCGATGAACTCTGCGGCGTCTTGGCCGGAGCGCAAGCAACGCTCGCTGATTTGGTGACACGCGGTCCCCCAATCGGCGGCCTCTGACGTGCGTTCCGGCGCGTTGGGGTCTGTGGTCGCCTCTATCAGCGCCAGCCGCCCCGCACACGCCCAGTTGGCCGCTGTGGAACTGGCCGACCATTGAGCATGTGCGCGTTCAGCGTGGTGCTGTTGCATCTTCGGCCTCCTGCGCTTCTACCGCGACCGGGCTGATGCACCAATCCCGGATGGAGACGAGCGGGATGCCCCAAGACTGTTCTTTGTTGAACAGGCTAAGAACGCCACTCGCCCCGGCTTCGCGCACCAGATAGCCGCCGATGCTCGTCCCGGCAGTGATCCGATACACTTTGACCTCGCCGTCCGTGAACGTGACGGTCACATCAGACAGGTCTTTATACAACCCGTTTTCCTTGGCCATCACGCACCTGCCGACGCGCGCTTCAGCGGGTTCAAGTCAACCGCCTTGGCCCACACGTCAACCGCTTTGGCCAGCCGCTCTTGGTCGCCGTCCAGCAGCGACACTCTCCAAGCGGGTTGACCGGCAGGCGGCGCGCCGAGCGCTTCGGTGAAAATCTTCGGCCCGTCTTCTTGGGTCGCTTCCATGCCGAACTTCTTGACGTAGCCGCCCATCACGGACTTCAGATCGTCAACCGTCAACGCCTTGCGGTGTTCTTCGACTTCGGCCTTCTCGTCGGCCTTGTCCTGCGCCGCGACATCTGCGGGGTCAACGCGTTCTTCGCCGGTCGAGATCAGCGCCACTTCTCCGGTCGCGCCGCCAGCAGCCTCGGCCTTGTCAGCAGCCTCGTCCTCGGCGATTTCTTCCTTGGTGCGGCGTGCACGGCCCGGTGCGGGCTTGCCGCGTTCGCGAACAGGTTCGGTCTGCACGACCGGGGCGGTGCCTGCGACTGCCTGCGCGTCGGCGTTGGCCACTACGCCAGCGGGCGCGTCAGACGCAGCGCGCACCATGCGGCTGTGCTCCGCGTCGATCAGCGTCGGCACGGGCATGGCCAGCGACACGCCCCGCGAGAAGCCAATAGCGGCCATCGCGTCGGCCAGATACGACGCCGCGCTCTTGTCGCGAATTGCGTCCTCCGGCACCGTTACTTCAATTCGTAGTGTCATTTGTCGTATCCTTCTCTTGTTGTCCGTGGAGCGCGTGCGCAAAAAGCGACAAGGCTTTCCAGTCATTGCGCAGCATGTCTTCGATGGCTTCTTTCGGTGCTATTATGCCATACCGCGCTGCGATCTCGGAGAGACGCGTCGAAGCGTTTTGCTCCAGTTCGATCTTCACCACTTGGGCGTAGTATTGCCCGATCATCATTTGCTAAGAACTCCTCTGATAGCGGTCCATTTTCTCAGTAAGACTTCTTCAAGGGCCTCTTGGATCGAGCCCTGAAGGACGGCCACACGAACGCGCGGTTGGCGTTTCTGCGTGTGATTGGTGATGCGCTTCGACATCTGGGCCATGTCTTTGGGCACCAGACTTGTTTCCACGAAAAGCAATTCTGCGGCGCTGGAAAAGTCCACGGCCTCTCCAGCGGCTTGGATTTGGCCCAGCATGACGCGTGCCGCAGGGCTGTTCAGAAACTCTTGTTCGATCTCGCCGCGCGCAGACCCCGGCGTCGAACCGTCGATTTGCAGCACGCCGTATTTGTGCAAGCCCTCGCGCAGAATGTCGCCGACTTCGCGGTGCCAGTAGGCCAGCACGATCTTGTCGAGCCCGTTCTCAAACTCCTCGCGCACGGCCTCTACGACTGCCTTCGCGACGACGGCCCCCGTGATGCGGCGCAGCGGGCCAAGGTGCATGTCCAGCTTGCGCGTGTCGCCCGCCACAGCCGCATCCAGGATCGACGTGCGGTCCAGATCGCCCTCGGCGCTGCGCAACATGGCGGGGCTGACGACGAGCGGGAACGTCTCATAGATCGGTTCGCGGATGCCCACATCTTGCTGTGTCCGCAGCAGCATGAAGTCGCCGACACGTTCGGCCAACTCCGGCAGATTGCGCCCGCCGATCACGACCGGGATGCGGTTGAAGTTGGAAATCTTCTTCATCTTGACGACGCAATAGCGGTGCAAGAAGGTCTGGTATTTCGTCACGTCTGGCCAGCCCTTCGCGTCGTCGGCCAGCAGACGGTCGGGGCATAGCGCCCGCATCATCGGGTAGAGATCGTTCGGTGCGTTCGGGATCGGCGTTCCGGTCAGAACCCACGTTCCGTCCGCTTTGGCGACAAGGCTCTGCGTGTCCGCCAAGATCGCGCCGTCTTCCACCGGCACGCCATAAACGGCCTGCGTGCGCTTGGCGTCGAAGTTCTTGGCATTGTGGCCCTCGTCCAGAATGAGACGGCTCCAGCGGCGCTTCAGCAGTTCCACACGCAACGCCGCGTTGGCCATCGCTGGCCAGCCCACGATAACGACGGGCTTGGTGATCGGGCGGGCGTCCAGCATGACTTGGACGCCGCGCCCGAAGCCGGACCACTGATTGAAGGCGCGCTGCCATACCGCGCGGCCTGACGCCGTGGTCAAGACGAGGATCGTGTCTTCGAGATTATAGTCGCAGGCCATGATGGCGGTGCCGGTCTTCCCGACCCTTGGTGCGTCGGCCAACAGCGCATTGCGGTTATTCGCAAGGAACACCGCGCCGCTGATCTGTGTTGGGAAGGGGGTCAGTAGCATCGTGTTCCTAGCATCCGGTTCATCAGGGAAATCGTGTCAGTCGGAACGTGTTGGTCGCAATAACCTACACTTACGACGGGCTGTCAAGCGGGAATTTCACGCCGTTGACCTCCGCTCCGGTCAACGTGTAGCCGACCAGATCGACATGGCTGTCAAGGTGGGTGGGCGCCTCGCACAGACGCGCTTCCTTCATCAGCCGCATCAGCGGCGACACGTCGCCAGCGGTCACAGAGATGTCGCGCCAGGTGTTCTTGAAATACGCTTCCCAGAACCGCGCGATGCGCTCGAAGTTGTTTTCCGGGGTTCCGTAGTTCGCGCGGCGCGCCCCGCCGACAATGCGCTTGGCCTCGTCCGCGATCTGCGTCTTGATGTCGGGCGCTCCCTCTGGCGGCGATGCGTAAACCAGATCGAGGATCGGCTCGTCGGCCATTTCTTGCGCGATGTATTGGTCCAGAAAATTACTCAAAGATGCCTCCTGTTGGTTCGTTCAGTTGCGACACTTTGATCCAAGTGCCGGGTTTGTCGCCGTAGCGTTTCTCGAACGTCGAGCGCACGATCTGGCCGTCGTCGATCCAGACCACCAAGTTCAGCGCGTCCACGATCTTCTGGTAGTTATCGAAATCCGGCTTGCGCGTAGGCCACTCCCGCAGCCCACGCGCCGCGTCCTGGCGCTTCTTCGTCCACGATGCGGAGATCGGCACCACTACCTGCATGTCGAGGGCCAGCGGCCCTTCCAGCGGTGGGCGGTCGCCCATGACTTGCTCCGCTGCGTATTTCAGGACCGCTTCGAAGTTGCGGGTCTTCTCTGGCGTGTAGGTGTGGCCGTCCTTTGAGAAACGCGGACGGCCCTTCGCCACGGGCCGCCCAAGGACGACTATCTCGATCACAGCGCGACAGCGCCTGCCGTATCCACGGCGCTGATCGTGGCGCGAGCCTGCGCCCGAAGGATCGGCGACGCGGTGTTCAGCGCCAACACGTCAAGATCGTCAATATCGTCTTCAGCGACGGGCAACCCGGCTACCTTCATCGCGCGCACCTTCTGCGACGCCTTCCAAAAGAACATCGCTTCGCGTTCAAGCAAACACATCGTCTGTGGCCCCTTTCATATAATCCGCCAGCGAAACTGGCGTCCCCGTTTCCATTTCCAAAGCGTAGAGCAGTTCCGGCAGCCAGTCGGACGACACTGAACCCCGTTCGAACCATTTACGCGCTGTGTCCCGCTGCGGCACGCGTCCGCAATGTTTGGCCGTCAGACCCAACACACCGTCAGCATCGCCGAAGTTACTGGCCAAAAAGGCAGTTACGTCAAACACTACTACCCCCGATTGATAATGTATGTTGTTTGGCAGACAAACTGTCCGCTGTCAATACCTACAAACTAGACATTTTGTCCTTTACCGCGCAATACATGTGTGATACAAACACCATATCAACCGTACACAGGAGCGAAATCGTTGACCCGGAATATCAGAACTCACCTTGGCTTGGACGCTCCGCAGGACATGCGCCTCGCGCCGACCCCAGAACTGCGGCAAGTCGCAGACGGAACCTTCTATGCCTTCTGGAGCGAGCAGAGGCGATCAAAACGCAAGAGCATGGGCACTTCAAGCCGTGCTGAAGCCGAAACGCGCTTCGCGCACTGGCTCCTCCTGCGCAACGACAAAACCCCCGAGGAAACAGTCTACACCGTGAACGACTGCTGGACCGTTTACCGCACGAAGCACGTCCTGAAAGACGTGGCCTCGCCCGAGACGCTGGAGCACTCTTGGCAAGCGCTCGCGCCGCACTTCGGGACGATGCAGATCGCGCAAGTCGATCAAGACGCCGTTGACCGTTATCTACTGCGTCGCACGTCTGGCCGCTTTGGCCGCTTTGGCCGCGCTGTGCAGAGCGCCACGGTGCGCCGGGAGTTGCTGGCGCTGTTCGCGTGTCTGCGGTTCTGCGCCAAGCAGAAGATGTTCAAAGCTGCGCTGATCGAGACGATTGACCTTCCGGCCGGTAACGAACCGCGCGACCGCTGGCTTACCACCGCCGAAATCGCAGCGATGCGGGCCGCTGCGGCACGGCTGCGGCGCGGCCCGAAGCTGTCGCGCGGCGAGCGGTTCTTGTGGGTGGCGCTGGCCACCGCTGGGCGCAAAGAGGCGCTTCTCGATCTGACTTGGGATCGCGTTGATTTTGAGACGGACGTGATCCATCTGGACGTGCCGGGGCGGGCCAAGACGAAGAAGCGCCGCGCGTCGGTGCCAATCTCGTCGGAACTCCGGCCTTTCTTGCTGCGCGCCTACGAGGAGCGCGAGAACGATCTGGTCATGGGGTCGAAGGCCGACGTGTGGCTACCGATCCAGAAGATCGTTGTGGAGGCCGGTCTTGGCGCGAAAGAGGACCGCATCGTCCCGCGCGCCACGGGCATCTCGCCGCACACTTTGCGGCACACGGCGGCGACGCATATGGCGCGGCAGGGTGTGCCGATCTGGATTATAGCCAAGGTTCTCGGCAACACCATTGCGATGGTGGAGCAGGTTTACGCGAAGCATTGCCCGGACGATCTTCGGGCGGCTGTCAATTTGATTTCATCAGGAACGGCGGCAGCGGCGTAGCGCGCATCGGCGGGCACGCTGCGCCCCAAATGGGCGTCAAATATGACCTACAGCGACCGACAACGACCTACACGGAGCCAATAGACGCAGATGAAAATAACGAAAACGCAGCAAATACAGTGGCCTACAAAAACGACGCATCAGTCTCATTGAAACTTGTGCCGTTTTGGGGCCGCGCTCCGTTTCGTATTCGTTTACGTTAGGAAAAACAAGGCTTTGCGTTTACGACCTACGCGCGGCCTACTGCACGACATACACGCCTTTGGGCACTATTTGGGGCACTAGCATGAATTTCAGAGAGACGTACAACGCACCGCTGTGCGACGGCACGCCGCGCCGCGAAAATGGCTTTCGTATTTTTGTGGACGTGAAACGCTGCACGTTGCGGTCGCCGCTGCTTAAACGCGCCTCCGACGCAGAAATGTGGCGCGGTTTTTTATCTGAGTGGCTGGCCGACGGGCGCGATACGCAGGCGTTTTACCCTGCGTGGGCGCAATTCAGCACGCGTTGGCTAGGTTATCCGTAGAGTGACCCCAGCCCGCCGCCCCCAGCAACTGGGCCTGCGAACAGCGCGTTCTTGCGCTCCTGCTCGGCGGCCTGCTGCTCGGCCTGCGCCTTCTGCTGTTCCTGCCGGTTCTGGAGAAACTGCGCCGCGATCTGCCCCATGACGTTGCCTTCCGGCGCGGCCATAGGGGCCATCGCCCCGCCTGTGAACATCTGCCCGATCTGGCCGCTGTCTCCGGCCCCGCCGCCCGCACCGCCGACGCGTGGCGCGCCGAATTTAGCGTTCCACTGGCCCACGAAGTCGCCAGCGGTCTGCCCGTTGCCGCCGTTAAGCCCTGCGGCCGCACCGCCCACCAGAGAGGCCGCTGACGCGCCGGGGTTGCGCAGCAGGCGCAAAGCCCCGCCTGCGCCCTGTTGGTGTGCCAGATACAACTCCGCAGCCGTGGGCGCGCGGCCGACGCCGCGAGACAGGGCCGCCGCGTTGTCACGCGCCAGCCGTGCCGCTGCGTCGGTTGCCTGCATCGGATCAAAGCGGTTTTGCAGCCCGTAGTCGTTCGCAGTGCTGTCGATGAACTGGAACAGACCCCCGGCCGACGAGTTCGGGTTCTTGGCATTCGGGTCCAAGCTGCTTTCGATCTGCGCCGTCCGCATCAGATAGCCAGCGGGCAAACCGTATTCCTGTTCTTTCGCTGCGAAAAGCTGCGCCAAGTCCATCACTGACCCCTCGTTGCTGCGATTTGTGCGGCGACACGCGCCACCGCTTCCGGGATGCCAGTGTTGGCCCCGCGCGCAATCGCCGCCCGGATCAACTCGACCGACTGCGGGTCGGTGAACATGTCAGCGAGATCGCCGAGGCTCTTTCGCTGGACCGTGCGTTGCAGCGCATCGCCCGCGCGCGTCAGCCAGCTTACCCCGGCCGTCTTGGCGATGTTGAAGGCCGACGCAGCGGGAGACGCTTCGCCAAGGTCTGCGTTGATCGAGCGGTTGAACTCAGTCTGGCTGCCGATAGGTTTGCGCCGTCCGGTGGCCTGCATCACGTCGAACAGCGCCGGGGAGGCCGCAGCGGCTTCCGGCACGTTCAACGCGGCCAGCGCCTCGTCCAGCGTCGCCTTGCGCTGGTCGTTGCCCATCATGTCCTTGCGGAACTTGGCTCCGCCAAACGACGCGTCGCCTGCCTGCGTCTCCGTCATGGCCTTGGAGAACCGATCTGCGACAGTTTGCCGCGCCAGCCCGCGCGTCGTGTCGGCGTCCTGCATGATCAAGCGCTTGATTGCGTCGGCCGTCTCGGCCTCGGACCCGACAAGCGGGTTCGGCGGCAGCATGGCGTTGCCCGCTGCGGTCGTGTCCTTGGCTGCCGCAATCTGCCCGACCGGTCCCTGCCGCGCCGCGCCCATACCGCCGCTCGCGTCAACGACGCCTTGCAGCCGCTCGCGCACGGCGGGGAACTGCGCCAGCACATCTTCATTCGAGCGCAGAGCAAGGGCCAGCGCTTCGACGTTCACCGCTCCGTTCGCATCGGTCACGCCGTCCAGCAACTTGGTCGCCAGCGCGTTCTCCACCGCCACCCGTGCGTCTGGCGGGGCTACCGCGTTGAAGTTGCGCGCCTCGCTCGGCGAAGTCACCGCGCCCGTCACCTTTTCGGGCGGCGTCGCGAAGCCCTTGTTGAACTGGTCCTTCTGGACAACGCTGGCCATGCCGGGGCTCTGGAACGGGGCCAACGGCTCGCTCGCCGCAGCGAACGTGTCCTTGGCCGCTTTGTAGTCCGGCACTGCCGCCAGTGCGGCGTCAAGCTGTTCTTGGACGCGCGATAGGTTCTCTGCGGTCTGCATCTGGCCGCCTTGTTTGGCCGCGGCGATCATGTCGCTGATCTGGCCGCGCGCTGCGTCCAAACCCGTTACGCCTGTGTCCACGCCGCCCTTGTCGAATAGCATAGCCCGCACAGCCTTCAGCGCGTCCTGCGTGCCTGCGCGTGCGTTCGGGATCATGTCGTCAATGGCCTGCACGACCGGGCGCGCGTCAACTTGAATTTTCTCGGCGCCGGTTCGGCTGGTCATGGCCGGAGTTTCAACCTGCGCCGGGACATCTTTCGGAACCATAGTCGGCGTCGGGTTGCCCATCGTGCGCGGCTGGATGGCCGTGTAACCGGGTTCAGCGACGGTGCTGGTCGGGGGCAGGCCAGCGACCGGGATCGTGGGGTCAGAGGCGCGTGCCGCGTCGTAGCCCTGATCGGACAGCGCGTTGCGCATACCTTCACGACGGTCGAACACGCTCCGCAACGCGGGTTGCACGACTTCGCCTGCTTGCGCAGCGGTTACACGCGGGCCGACGCCAAAGATCGCCTCTTGCAGCGCTTGGCCTTCTGGGGATGCCGAGATCGCGCCCTCGGCAGCCTGCGCAGCGCGCGGCCCCAGCGTGGACGGTGCGGCGCTCTGCGGCGCGATGCTGTCCAGCCAAGCGTTCGTCGCGGCTTTCAACTGGTCCGGGCGTTGCGCGAAGAACGGGTTCATGCCCGCCGCGCCCTCGATGGAGCCCTCGACGACACGCTGCACGTCCGTCAAGCCCGTGCCGCCATTGCGGGCCTGCGAGATCGCTTCCGGCCCGGTCAACTTTACACCAAACTGGTTGTTCTGAAGTTCGAGCGCGCGCGCCCAATCCTCGTCGCTCAATTCGCCGGTCGCGCGGCGGATGACGCGATCCGGGGCGTTTGCCGCCTTGACCGCAGCCGAGCCCACGCCGCCCGCAGCAGCGCCCGCAACACGGGCCAGCGTCTCTTGCCAAGTGCCGTCCGCGCCCATGCCCTCGGCGGCTTGGCCCGCGCCCTCTGACAGAGCGCCGGGAAGTGCTACGTTGCGGAACAGGTCCGGGATATACTCTGCGACCTTGCGTGCGACGGTCGGCGCTGCGCGCACGGCCTTGCTCGGCAAGCCGCCCGGTGCCGCGAACTCGCCAATCGTCTCGGCGTAGCGCCCCGGCGTCGTTTGCGGCTCGTAGAGGTTCGCGTCCATCGCGCCGCGAATGGCGTCTTGCGCGTCATTGGCTTGCGCGCCCATGAACAGCGAACCGAACGGGATCACTTGGGCGACGGCGTCTTGCGACTGATCAAACGCGGATTGGCGCGCTGTCGCGTCTTCCGGCGTCGCCGGGTCCATGCCGAAGATCGAGCGCACCAGATCATCGCCCGCGCCCATCGCCCAGCCCGCGCCTTGCTGGCCAAGCCGGTTAACGGTCGTCGGCAGCATGGCGGTTTCGACCGCACCGCGCACAAGCCCGCTGCCCCCGCTGTAGAGCATGTCCTTGGCGTAACCCGGCTGTTCAGGCGCGGCGGGCGCTGCGCGCATGTCGCCCTGCCCCGGACCCGCAGGAGCGGTCGGGGCTGCGTATTTCGTCCACGGCGCTGCGGTTGCGGCTGCGGCGGGGTTTGCGTATTTTTCCCAAGGGCTGCCCATTACTGCACCGCCTGCCACGAGGACTGTTCACCGGGCGGCCCGCCGATGTAGCGGAAGCCTTCTTCGACCGTTCCGTTTGCGGGCCCCCCGGCCGGAGCCGCTGGCGGTGCGGCGGCGTTGCGCTCCATGACGGCGGCCATCTCTGGCGGGATCGGCAACCCGTTTTGCTGCATGAGGGCAGCGATGTGTTCCGCAGCCCCGCGCGAAGTTCCTTGCAGCGCAGTCAGCGCCACGGCCCGAGCGGCGGCCTTCTCTTTGATGACATTCGCGTCGTCCCCCGGCATCGGAATGAAAACCCGCGCGTAGGACTGGAACTCGTCCTTGCCGAAAGCAGCGCCGGTGTCAGGCCGCAAAATGGCCATCATGAAGTTCTGAGCGTTGTTGTAGAAGGCGCGGCCCTCGGGCGAGATGACGTGGCGCGTAGCGGCGTTCGGCAGACCGCTGATCGAGCCGAGTGTTGCCTCGTAGTCCAGATCGGTCGGCGCGTAACCGCTCCCGATAGCCGCGTCAATGTTCGCGCTGGCCGGGGCGGCGCGGTTGTAGAACACGCCCGCCTTGTCGCTGGTTTCGGTCGGTTTTCCGATCATGCTCGTGGCCGTAGCGTCGCCCTGAACAACGGTCGTGGCCGTGCGCGTGCCTTCCGGCAGGACTTCGCCCGTAGCGGCGTCCTTAATCACGCCCGTTGGCTCGACGATAGCCGAGCCCGTGCGCCCGTCCGGCGTGATGTAATTCTTCACATCGACGCCTTCCGGCTTGACGTAGGGCGTCTGCCCGACAGCGCCAAGCGCGGTCTGGTTCTGCACCGACCCGTCGCCCATGATCACTTGCTCGATGCTCGTCATGCCAGAGGCGACGGCCTGTTGGATCGGCTCCGGCAGGCTGCCCATGATCGCGGCTTTGAACGTGTCCATCGTCGGCGCGCCGCGCATCGGTTCGGCCTGCCCCGGAACTGCTACAGTTTCGCCGGGAGCCGCGCCCACGACGCCGCCAAACATCGCAGGGAGGCCAGTAGCCGCCTGCGTTTGACCTGGCAGATACGCGGTCTGATCCTTGTTGACGAGGACGGGTTCCGCGTATTGCCGCGCCAGCGCGGCTTCGTTGTTGATGCCCGCCACGTTGGCCGCGCTGGCGGCGGCGCTGTCGATGCCGTAGCGGTCGGTCGCGTCGGTCGCGGCGAACCCTGTCGGGGTCTGCCCGTAGCCCTGCACGCCCGTCAGCGCCGAGCGGGCCGAAGCCGTCGGATCGCTGGAGTTCTGGAACAGCCACGCAAGGCGGTCGGCCTGCGCCTTCGTAGCGCCAGCGGTCGCGTAGCCGGACAGATCGCTACCGGAAGGCGGGGCAAAGGCCGCCGCCAGATTTTCAAAGCCCGCACCGAGAGCCGGGTCATTCCATTGCCGAATGGCCATTATTTACCGCCCCCGTATAGACTTCCTAGTCGCACCGGACTTGCGACCGATGCTTTAACCGCTTTCGTGACCGGAACGCCAACTGCGCCGCCACCGAAGAACGGCAATTTGCCGCCCATCATGCCCGCACTTGTTGCGACAGATCCTGCGCCGCCCAGCAGATCGCCGAACAATTTCAGTCCTGCGCCCTTGCTGTTTGCGGCTTCCAACTCATAAGGCAGCACATTGGACGAGCCCGTCTTGAAGCCTCCGATCTGCGCCACTTGGCCCGCGTCACGCGCCTGCAAGCGGCTGGTATCTCCCAGCACATCGCCGAATGCCCGCAGCGCGCCAAGCGCCTTGCCGCTGGCGTTGGTGGAGGCCTTGGCTTTGGATTTCTGCTTGTTTTCTTCCTGCACGGTGATGTTGGACGCACCGGCAGATGGCAATGCCTCGGACGCCTGCGCTTCCGGTGCGGTCTGGTTCGCGATGTAATCGCCAAGCTGCTGCGAGCCTTCGGCGACCTTGGCGTCGAAGTTCTGGTAGCGATCTTGCGAAGTCGTGTTGACGGCGGCGGCCTCTTTATCAAAGGCGTTCTGCCGGATGCGTTCGGCGGCCATCGCGTCGTTGCGGGCCGCTTGAACCTTGTTGGACGCGACCGCGTTGACGACGGTAGAACCGACGCTCATTGCGATGCCTGCGATGGTTAGCGGATCACACATCTACGGCCTCATTTCGTCACTGCTACGGCGCTGCTGCTCGGGCTGAATAGCCCCGCGCCGCCCGCGTATTTCTTGAAGTTGTCCACCTGAACCTTCTGCCCGTAGGCCGAGGTCAAGTCCGCAAATAGGTTCGACAGCGGGTTAAATGCCGCGGGCTGCGACAGGGCCGACGACCGCGCCAACGCGCCGTTTGCCGCGCCTTGGGCGTCGCCGGTGGCGTTCAGGGACGCGATAAGGCCGCTGCGCGCGTCTTCCGTCGCGGTGCGTGCGTCGCCTGCGCTGGCGATGGCCTGGTCTGCGATCTGCTGGCCGTTCAAATCGAACCGCTTCTGCAACTCGCCCGCTTGCTGCCCGCGCACGGAACTATTCAGTGTGCCGTTGCGTGCGAGCGCGAAAGTGAGCTCTTTCTGCGCCTGCCCGTACTGATCTTGCAACTGCGGCATCGCGTAAGACGTGTAGGCTTCGCGGCGCTTGTCGAAGAACTCCGGCGTGAACTGGTTGTCGAAGATGCCGTTTACCCGCTCCGTGCCGGTGCGGATGCGCTCTTGGCGGGCTTGCTCGTCCTGCCGCGCCAGCTTGGCTTCGTTGCCGCCACCACCTTTAGCCATTGCTTAAATCCCGCTTCAAGAAATGCCCTACGCGCTGGAAGCCGAACCGCTCAATCGTGCGCGTGGCTATGTCGTTGTGAAGGCCGTTATCTGCGCCGCCTGTGATCTCGCGTGCTTCGAGCGATTTGCTCCACGCGACCAAATGGGACAGAAGGAGAGCGGCTGCCCGAGAGCCGCGACATTCGGGTTTGACAAACAGTAACTCTTGCGATGTGAAATGTCCACAAGTGAACCAATACTCTGAGATGGACGCCATCAGCGCGCCAACGATGTTCCCGCCGCTTTCGGCCACGAATATCGTGGGGTTAGCCGTTTCGAGATACTTGGCGTAAGTGGCGCGTGCGGCATCCTCCGAAAACTCGCGCCCCGGCAAGCCCTCTGCGCAGGCTTCACGCGTCATAGCGACAACGGCGTCTTCGTCAGACTTAAGCCCCAGCCGGACATACATCGCGCAGCCTCACGAACTGTTGGAACGCTTCTCCGCGCTTGCCGTAGGCTGGCATTGGCGCGTTTTCAGGCACAAGGCCAATGGTTCGCATCCAACTGTGAACCTCCTCGTAGCCGTCGAGCGAGATCGCCTGGATGCGATGGATGCCCGCGGCCTCATAGCGCGGAAACAGCTTATTGCGGATGAAACGCGCAACCGGGAGGCCGATGCGGGGGAACTCCGGCGTGGCGAAGAACAAGAGCGTCATAACCCCCGGCCATACCTCCAGCGTGCCGCCGATGCAGATCGGTTCGCCGCCGAAGGAACCGCACAGCACGTCGTCGCGCCCGCCGTAGCGTTGCGCCAGACCGTCGGCCATCTCGTCGCGGTCGTCAGTGGCCGAGACGGCGGTGAACTCCTCGAAGTCCCGCACCCGCATGTTTCGCGCAACGAAACGCACGTCATCCGCCGTAGCAGCCTCAATCTTTATCATCGTTGCCCTCGTAGTGGATGACGCAAGCGCCCAGCTTGTGCGGCCCGGTGCCGTTCGAGCGGAACCGCAGGGATACATGCGTCGCTTGATGCACGAACGGGACGCGGCCCCCCGCGCCGTAAGTCGTCTCGTCAACGATGGCGACGGTGTCTTCGGTCGTTTCATCCGTCGGGTCCATAGCGGCGGAAAGCGTCCACTCCCCGCGCACCGCCGCGTCAAGCGACTGAAACTCCTTCTTGCGGGTCGGTTCGCCCGCGTCGAGATACGGCAGCCAAGCCTCGGCCACGGTGTCGTCGTGGGTCTGCGTGTCGCCGGTGCCGCCGTAGCAGAAGATGGTGTCGCCAGATCGCAGATAGACCTTGCGGTTATAGGCCACGGCCTCGGTAACGGTGAAGCTGATCGTCGCGGCCTCGTCGTCAAGATAGGTCGTGTCGTAGGTTGACCACGCCGAAACTTTGGCCCCTGTGAAGAACGAGAACACGAAAATCTGGTCTTTCAGGATCAGCCAGAACCGTCCCGCCGAGGGCTCAATCAGGCCGATGACCTGCCGCCGCTCGTCTTCCGTGAGCGTTTGCAGCTTGGCAGTGATCGTGTCGTCAACCGGCACGCCGATGTCGGTGGTGGACGCCGCGTTGGAACTGTCGCGGGCGCGCAGCGAGCGCAGCCCGCTTTCGTCCAGATAGAACAGGTCGGTGTCGCCGAATGGCGTGATCGAGCGCGGCGACGCGGTGCCTGTGTTGTTCAACACCTGCGCTTGCTTGTTCTGGATCGGGTCGGGGTCCACATACCAAATCTGCACGATACGTTCGGCGAAGATCGCGGCGAGGTTCTGATACCGGGCAACGGCCACCAAATCTTCCGAGCCGGAACTCTCCGACGACATGTCGATGAAGCCCGCACCGACGTTATCCGTCGTCCACTTGGTCGGGGCTGCGACGCCCGAGAAGTGCAGGATCGGGCCTGATACAGAATAGACCTTGCTGCCGATGGTCTTCACGAAATTTCCGGGCGTGAACGCGTCGTCGTCCGCGCCCCCGGCCATTGCAACCATAGTGGACGCGGGGTTGACGCCGCCCGCCACAGCAGTCGCGTCAGCAGTGAGAAATCCGCCTGTCTGCGTAAATACCGGCATGACGCCGTTCAGTGCCGATGTCGGAACAACCGCCGTCACCGTAACGGTCGTGGTCACGGCAACTGCGGTGTAGTCCGGCGACGAAGTGTGGCTGTTGATCGCTGCGGCGAAGGCTGTCGCAGCGGCAACGGCACCGGTGCCAGGACCGGCGACCGGACTGGCGACAAGCGGCGTGGACGCCACGCTCGCCGTCAGCGTCGTCCCGGCCGGGGCCTGCACGACGCGGAAAGAGAAGCTGGCCTTCGTGCCCGCCGATGTGATCGACGCCGTTCCGGTCAGTGCGACGACGATAGCGACGCCGTTTACTGCGGCGGTGCGTGTCGCGGTCTTGACCGTAACTTTCGCCCCGTCAGCGGTGGCCGTGTAATCAGGGGCCGACGTGTGGCTGTTGATCGCGGCGGCGATAGCGGCTGCGGTGGCGTCCAGGCTCGTCGTCCACGCGACCGGGGCCCCCGTCAGGGCCACACCGTTGATGCTTGGCGCATAGGTGTCCACGCCCGCGCCTTGCGTCACGGTAAACTCGCCCGTGGCGTAGTCGCCGCCAAAGGTTCCGCCCCCGGCCAGAACTGTCGCTTCCGGGTCTATGGAAAGCCCGTTAGAGTTATAGAACTGGACGGCGAAGCCGTTAGAGCCCGGTCCGGCGTCGGACGCTGCAATGTTTATCGTCGCGCCCGCAGCGGCAGCGGTGTATTCCGGCGTGGACGAATACGACGTGATCGCCGCGGCGATGTCCGAAGCCATCGCTTCGGATGTGGTGGACCAAAGCACTGGTGCGGAAATCACAGACACGCCATTGATGCGGATGTCGTCCATCTGCGCGTAGAGTGCGTCAACGCCCTCTCTCATTCCTGTCGGGCTTATGACAGTCACCGTGCCCCCGACCGTAACGACGATGGCTTTTCCGTTGATGGCGGGGCCTGTCGTTACAGCGTTGATCGTGACGGTGTCGCCGGAAGCCACGGCCGTATAGTCAGGCGTTGACGTGTGCGAAGTGATCGCGGCGGCTACAGCCGTCGCGGTGGTGGTGTTCGACCCCGTGTGCGCCACCGGGGCCGAGATCAGCGACACGCCGTTTATGACGATGTTCGTCACTTCGTTGCCACCGCCGAGCGTCCCAGCGGTGATTTCGATCTCGCCGACCGCACCTTTTGCGGGGCGGACGCCGCCGTTTTTGATGGTGACATCGGCGCGGGCGCGGCCGTCATACCAATCCGACACAATCACGCCGTCGTAGTAATGGTTCACCGTGCCGTCGGAAAACTCGCCGACGGCATAGATTTTGCCTTTGTAGAGGTCAGCGGACAGCACGCGGACGAGCGTTTTTGACGGGTCGCTATGCTGGAGCCGCTGGTAGGACACGCCTGTCGGCAAGACCGGGGCTGCGACTGACCCAAATACAACGAGCCCCGCGCGGGTGTAGAACATGCCGACGGTTCCTGCGGGAAGCGAATACGCAGGCACGAAGGCCGCGCGCTGTTCAAACTCGCCGCCGCGCGTGACGTGGCCATTGTTGGCTTTGATAAGGACGCCGCCAGAGGCCGTTTCCGGCATACGCCGGGTGTCCAGACCCCCGGTAAATTCCTTGACCCAAATTGTTCCCATGTCAGGTCGCCTTATAGGTGACGATGCTGTCCCGGCGACGCTGCTCTGGCTGGCTGGTATCGAACATCTTGTAAACGCGGCGCGGCATAAGCCCCGAGCGCAGCTTCAAATACCGGGCGTTGGCCAGGTCAAGTTTGACTTGGGCGTCCTTCGCCCCGGTCGCTGCCAGATACTCGGCGGCGCAATGCAAGATCAGAAGTTGGTCATCCAGATCGGCGCGGTCGGCGTCCTCGACGAGCGGGTTCAACTTCCGAATGCCTGTGATCTTGACGTTGCCGGAAAGCGTGGTCGCATCGGCGTTCGTCTCGGGGATCGGCCAGACTTCCAACTGCTCGTCTTCGGTGATCTGGACACGCATTGCGGGGTCGGCGCGTTGGTCCAGTTCACTGTCGTAGGCCGCGTAGTGCTCGGCGCTTACGCCCCACTCCAGCGGCTCGTAGACGCTCCCGTCGCGCACTTCGATCTTGGTGATGCGGTCAATGTCGAGGTCTTCCGGCATGTCGTAGTAGCGCTGGCCTGCTTGCAGCGGGACGATGCGCTCGACACGCAGATGCGGCCAAGCGAAATCGTTCCAGAACCACTCTTGCTTGCGCTGGAGCGCGATAACCTGCGGGTCGCGCTCCTGCTTGTTGTGGGCGACGTTCAGCGAAATGCGGCACTCGGCGCGCAGATCATTCAGCAATTTGATGAGTGTTACGCCGCGCGCCATGTAGCCCTCGCTTATGCCATAACGTCAGGCATATCCTGCACGCCATCGTCGTCTTCGGTATCCGCAGCGGGTGCGTCGTCAACAACCGGAGCCGGGTCTTCGGCCTTTGCTTTTCCGCGTGGCTTGGGCGCTTCGGCTTTCTTGACCGGAGCGGCTTTCACGCGGGCTTCGGCCTTGTAGAAACTCTCGTCGATGCCGAGTTCGCCCAACGTCTCGAAAACGCGCGCAGCCGCGCCGGGGTAAAGAACGTCCACAATCGAGTTGTCGTTGTCGTCCTTGGCGCGACCGTATTTCTCGCGCAGACGGCGCAACTCGCCCCGGTTATGCGGCTCTGCGTCCGCAGGGGCGTCGCACGGCTCGATCTCGTTGACGGCGGCCTCGCCGTGGATCGCAACCAGAAGTGCGATCTCTGCGGCTGATACGGCGGTCATCGGGACGGTGTTGCCATCGTCGCCCGCGAGAGACAGCAAGATATTGGCGTAGTCCATTGGGCTTTCCTTATTGGGGGTTCAGGGAGTGGAGCGGGGCCGAAGCCCCGCAGCCGTTATCAGGTCGCGTCGGGCACGGTGCGCCGGATGCGAACGTAGAAGGTGCCGCTGCCTTCGACGAAAGCGGTCACGGCCGAGGCTTCAATCGACAGCGCGTCAGAGCGCTTGATCGTGTTCGCCGCCGTGATGTCAGTGCCCTGCGCGACCTTGCCCATCGTGTTCGCGGCAACGGTCGTCAAAGCAATCAGGCCGCCCGCCAGGTTCGCGTTGTTGATCTCCACGTTGAACGAGGCCAACTTGGCAGCGGTGGTGGCGGGAACGTTGGTCACGAAGCAGAAGTCTTCGATCTCGCCGTCAACGCCGGGGCGGAAACCCGTCACAACGTCTTGGGTGCCGGTTACGCTGGCCAAGTTGACCGGGAACTGGAAACTCACGATGTCGTTGCCGTCTGCGACCTCGACTTGCAGCACGACCGTCGAACCCGCCGTCAGGGTCACGCCCGTCGAGTTGGTCACGGTGATCAGCGACGCGCCGAAGGCGAGCGAAAGCTGCGATCCGGTGTATTTGTCGTTGCCGTTGACGACCATGTAGCTGCCAGAGCGGTTAAGCCCAGCGGTGAAGTTGCCTTGGACGTAGCCGGTCGGGTAGCCGACGGTGAAAGTCCCGGCGTTGGCCACGTCAGCGGTAAGAACCGTGCTGACGGTGGCAAAGAGTTCGGTGTTACGCATATCGCGCTCCTATCCAAAAGGGTGGACCCCGGCGCGGTCACGCCGGGGTGAAATGCTTACGCGATCTCGTAAACGCCCGAGGAGTTCAGCCGCTTGGCGAACAGCACGCCGGTCATGGTGATGCCGTTGTACTGGACGAGGCGGTCATACGGGCGCGCCGGGTTGTGGCGCTTCAGGCGGTTGCCATCCATGTACAACATGCGGATGCCGTTTTTGCTCATGTCGATGGCGTGCATGAACTTCGACTTCGAGTTGTCGTCATACCAAGGATCGTAGACGATGGACTTGCCGCCGTGCGACGGGTCTTTCATCGAGCCATCCGGGGTTCCGTCGTCTTTCGACATGTCCTGGCTGTAGTAGCCGTTGGACCGGAGTTCCTTCTTGTAGCCCTCGATGAAGTCGGACCCGGCAAAACACATGATGTTTTCCAGACCGTTCGAGTAGCGCCCAAGCTGGCGGAACTCTTTATCCAGAGCGGTGATCAGCGCGCCGCCTGCGGCTGCGTTGACGGTCACTGCGGAGCCCGCAGCAGTCGTCAGCGCGCGGTTGCGCCACCACGAGTTCGCCACACGGCTCAAGCCGCCCGTCGAGCCCACAGCCGGGTTTTCCAAGATCAACGAGGCGATGCCTGCCAGTGCCTTGGCGTCGGCCGTGCCGTCACCGTGGAGCAGGTTATTCAGGCCGACGTTGTAGTCTTCGCCCATGTCCTCGTTCTTGTTTTCAAGCAAGTTGGCCAGCGCGTGTTCTTCGCGGCCCGACATGTCGTTGTTGCTCTGGTCCGAGCCGTCCTCGACAACATTGATGCCGTCGATCTTCAGTTCGGTATGGGTCAGCTTGTAACCCATGTGGTGCTCGCGCCAAGTGAAACGCGCCCGTTTGTTCCCGGCCAGAGTGCCGAAGTTCAACTGGTCGTCGCCCGTGTAGCCCGCCAGCGCCAAGCCGCCTTGACCGGACTTCACGCCCAGCGAAACGGTTTGGTTGCCGCCCGGAAACGAACCTGCGCGAGCGTTGAAGGCTTTCAACAGGGGCTTGTTCTGGATGTTCTGCGCGAACACCTTGCCCTTGTCGATGTAATGCTCCAGCACGGAGTTGTTGATGTTTGCGATCTCGTCAGCAGTAAAAGCCATCGGCTTCTCCTATCTACTGTGCGCGCCGATTGGCCCGGACGATGTCCAGAACGCTGCTCGGTTCCGCGCGTTGGTTTCCTGCGACCTGCCCGACCGGGATCGGTCGGACCGCCACTTTCGGGGCTGGCGTTGCCAAACGGGGCGCAGGAGGCACCAGCGCTTTGTAGGCGCGGTTCAACTGGTCCGTGACGCCTTGCGGCGTGTTCGGCTTGCCTTCCCGCGACTGAAGGAAAAGGATTTCCTTCATCAGCGGCTCCATTTTGGCGGCGAAGTTGGGGTCTTTGCGCTGACGATCTGCTTGCCAGTCCTCGGCAGCCCCGGAGAGGGCTTGAACCGCTTGCTGGGTTTGCTGCTGCTGTGCGCGCTGTTCTTCAAACGAACGGGTCGCTTGGACAGATTGCACGGTCGCACGGGAACGACTGACCTCCATCGCGGCTTCGGACGACATCTCGCCCTTCTGCACGCGAGCCTGAAGGTCTTCGGGCAGAACCTCGCCAGCCGCGATCAGCAGCTTTTGAATGGTCGGTTTCGCCCGTTTCCACGCTTCTGCCGGATTGGTTTTCATCAACCCGAAAATGACAAGCCCATCAGCGGCTTCCTCGGCCGATAGGCCGTGGCTGTCGATGAAGTTCTGCACATTCTGATAACGCTCGGCGTCCACCTTGAAGGCTTTCGACTGGCGCAGCAGTTGTTGGAAGCGTGGGTGCTTGTTGAAAGGCACGTCCGAGTAGTTCTCGTCGTCCGCGTCTTTCGCAGCGCCCGTGTCAGCATCGTCGGCCTGTTGACCAACTTCTTCACCTTCGGCTGGCGAGGCCGCCGCTGCATCTTCGTTCTTCGCATTGACCACGTCGCGGACAATGGAAAGCGCGTCGATTTCAGCTTTTTCGCCGGTCGCGTCGGACGAGTTCGCGTCGGCAGAAGCGGTTTGCTCCTGCGCGTCCAGATCGGTCACGGCTGACGACGCCGTGTCCAAGAGGTCTTTATCGTCGTCGGTGGGCATGAAATGCTCCTGTTTCCTGCGTTACGTTATTACATTCTGCGCATTGTCGCAAGTGTCGTCCGCCAAGACCTACACGTCAAACCTGATTGGACCCGAACGCCGGTCCTGAGCCGCCCGGACCGCCCGGAGGGGCGGCGCCGTTGCTCGCGCCTTGCGCCCCTTGGGCGTTCGGATCGGTCGCGGCGTTGCCCGTCGAGGGCTGTGCGTTCTGGTTCTGCGCGACGATGGACGGCGCATTGGCGACGATCATCTTCGTCAGGTCCATGCGGTCGTCGAGACGGCGCAATACTTCGCGCGCCAGTTCCTCTTGGTTGATCGACGGCAGTTGGATCAGCATGGGCAGCATACGCTCCATGTTGTTGATCTCGACGGCCTGATTGGGCTTGCCGGTCGATCCGGCCGCGACTTCCAGATGCACTTCGCCTGCAATCTCGGCCAGTGTCATGGCGGGCCAGACAGCGCCCGGGCCGACGATCTGCTTGACGATCTCCTCGGACATTTCCTTCTGTAGAATTTGCCCGCCTGCCCGCGCAATGGTGGACAGGAACTCGTCCAACTCGTCGATGCTGGAGCCGTCGGCAGAGGTCGAGGAGTTCGCTGCGATGGCGCTTTCCGTGGCGGTGGCCTTGCTGACGCCGCCGAACTGCGCTTCTTGCGACCCGACGACGATCTGCGTGTCGGTGAAGACCTCGCCCGTGTCGTAGAGGTTCGGGTCCACGCCCGGAACCGGCACCACTTGCAGCAGGTCGCCAATCTTCTGGTCAGGCGCCATGTCGATCATGGCCAGATCGAACGGCCGCATGTTCTTGATCGTCAGCGGGTCTTCTTCACTACCGAAAGCGCCGCGTGCAGAAACCCAGCGCGGGCGCGCGGCGTCGCGGTGCTCACGCTTGCCCTGCCGCGAGCGGTTGTGCTCGCGCTGCATGTCGATCATCAGTGACACGTCAGATGGCGGGAACAACTCGTCGTCGTTCTCGACTGCGTTGAAGGTCAGCGCGTAGAGCGGCCAGAACGTCTCGACAAACACGTCCGGCGCGGCCGGGAGCCGCAGGAAGCCGGGGTAGCCATCGGCGACGTAGTAGACGAGCCCGGTCGGCTTGTCGTAGTATTTCCAGACGCAGACGAGGCCGTTCTTCTTGGTTTCCGGGTCGGTCCACGAATAGTCGTCGTCCATCACGTCGTTCGCGCTGATCTCGCGCATCGAGCCGGGGTCGGAGGTGTAGCTGGTGTAGCCGTCCTTCAGATCGACGCCGAAAATCTCCTCGACCTCTTGCGAAGTGTAGGTGTATTCAACCGCGATATGCCGCGCGCCGACAAAGCCGTCCAGCGACTTGCACAGCTTGTCGGGAATGACCTTTGTGGCCGTCGGATACTCGACGATCAGGCCCTCGCGCAGCACGATCTCCGGCTCCGATTGCAGCGCCGTGATCGAGTGCTCCAGTTCGGCCATCTCGGCGCTGTCGTCGTCCAACTCGCCTTCGGACAGTTCTTCGGACAGCTTCTTCAGGTGGTCGAGCCGCGTGCGGGCGTCCGCAAGCTGCTCCTCCAGCCCCGCGCGCGGTCCCATCTCGCGCTGAAAGCCCAACTCGACGTAGCCGACGCCGGTTGTGATCGAGCGACGCACGACGGATTTCATGCCGCGCTTGAACGGCACCGGCTGTTGGTTCGCCAAAGCGTTGCCGAACAGGATTTCCAGCGTCTTGCCGATCTTGTCGAACATCTGGCGGCGTTCGGTGCCCTGCTGAAAGTCCGCGACGAGCGCCTGCGCCTGCTCAAAACCGGGCGGCAGGTCAATCGGCGCCGGGATCGCCATGCCGGTCACAGGATCGGCCTGCGGCGGTTGCGTCGCTGCGATCTGCGTCGCCTGCTGCGCCAGTTGGATGGTCTGCATCGCCATCATCAGCGATTGCGGGTTCTCGTCCCACAGAACGTAGTCGATCTGCTCTTTGCGCTTGGCGGCGACGCGCGGGTTCTTGGCGTAGAGTGCTGCGGTTTTCTGCTTGACGTGGCGACCGGCGATGTTGGCGCGGTACTTGTCCTCGCCCCACGCTTCCTCGGCCCCCCATGTCGCGACTTGCATGTCGCGGCGCATCCGCTTGAACGCCTTGGCGTGGTGCGCCTTGTCGGCCTTGATGTTTTTCAAAATCTTCTGAACGAGGGCTTTGTCCTGCGCAGGCGTTTTCACGTCTTCTGCGGTATCTTCTGCCCCGATCTGTGGGTCGGTGTCGTCCGCAAAATCCATCAAAAGCCTCCTGCCGCTGCGGCGGCGCGTTTTTCAGCGGCCCACTTGTCGGCCAGTTTTATCCAAGCGAGCGTCCCCGTCTTCGGTTGCGCGTTCTGCTTACTCATAGCAGTATTTCGTCCTGGCGCAAATTGGCTTTGTAGGCCAAGCCCAATATAGGCCAACGCATCGACTGCATCGTCATGGATACCGCTCGGAAAAGCCAGCAGTTCGTTGACAATCTTCTCGGTCCATACCTTGTCTGCCGGAAAATACACTTTGCCCATCGCTATACGCGCTGCGATGGACTGCGCGCGCTGCTCTTTGTCCTGAACCGGCGTCACTTCAACCACGTTGATGTAAGTACCCGTCTCCAGCATCCGCTTGCGTAGGAACGGTCCGATGGACTTCGAGATGTGGCCGCGTTCCGCCCACCACAGCAAAGGCCGCTCTTTCCCGGCCGCCATCGCCAGCATGGCCTCGACGGCCTTGTCAGCGGAGACTTTCGCGCGGAAGCAGTCCAGAACCCAGATGTTGCTCTGCCGGTCAATGCCAATCTTGAACATGACGGTATAATCGTTGCGTTGGCCTGTTGCGACAGCGTGGTCGGAGGAGCAATAAATCCGCAGATCGTCGGGCAGATCGCCCGCCTTGTAGAACTGCATGTTCTCGCGCCGGAACAGCACGCCGTCGGCGACAGTGGGGCTCTGCTGGTAAAGTGCTGCGAAGCCCAAGGGGTCGAGCCGCTGCTGCGACTGCATGAAGTCCAGATCGAACCGCTCCGGCCACAAAACCTCGCCCTCCGCGCGCCCGAGCGGGTCTTCATCTTCAGCGATGGCGGGCAGGCGGATGATCTTCCACTTCGCGGCCTCGATGGCGTTATAGCAGGGGTTTTCCGGGTCGGTGATGCGGCCAATGATGTCGTCGGAGTGCCAGCGCGTCATGGTGATGATCACCAATTTTCGACCCATCCGCCGCGTCATGGCGACCTTGGTGAACCAGTTCCAAGCCTGATCGCGGATGGTCTGCGACCGCGCCTCCTCGTGGTCCTTGTAAAGATCGTCGATCAGCAGACAATCGGCGCCGCGCCCGGTCAGCGCACCGCCGCGCCCGACGAATACCGCGCGCCCGCCCTGCACGGTCTGAATGTTGGCCTTGGCAGTGCCGCCACGCCGCAGCGCGTGGTCGCGGAACACCTGCTTGAACTGCTGCGACGCCATGATAGCACGCGTGTCTGCGCCCATGTCCTCGGCCATCGTGTCGGAGTAGGACGCGACCGCCAAATTCCATGTCGGATGCCTACCGGACAACCAAGCGGCAAAACTCTTGGTCGCAAGCTGGGTTTTTCCGTGCCGCGGAGGCATCGCGAAGATCAACTGCTGAATTTCGCCGCGCTCTACCGCCTCCAGCGCGTGCGCCACCTCAATGTGAAACTTCGCGGCCTCGTAAGACGACTTCATAGGGTCGTTTGGGTCGGCGGGGTCCGGCATGGTGTACTGCGTGAACGCCATCAAATCGTCGCGCGCCTCGATGATGCGTTGCTGACGCTTCAGAAGCGCCAGGCTTTTCGCGATCTCGGCGTCCGATGGCCCTGCCGCGGCCTTCTTGGCCCGCTGTTCTTCCTCGAAGTCGAAGCGAAGCCCGGTTTTCGGATTTACTCTGGACGCGCGCGCCATCAGCCCACCTTCTCGACGACTTGTGCGAACAGCCGCAAACCGCGCAATCCCGTCTGGTAGAACATCGCCCACCAGCCGGGATTTTCCGACATGAACCGCGACCACTGCTGCGGTGACATGTCGCCCTTCAACTCATTGCAAGCGCGACAACACCGCGCCCGGTTCGGCACGTCGCCGGTCCCGCCGTTCCACTTCGGCGCGACATGATCGCTGGTCGTGTCGAGGCCGCGCTCTTTGCGCCCCCGAGGGTATGTGCGCCGCTCGCAGTATTCACAGTGCATACAACCCTCCGACAATCATGCTTTTAGCAGATGCCGCAGCATGGCCAGCGCATTATCCCAACCCCACATGAACAGGCTGCCGAGTGACAGCCCGCCAATCCCGGCCACGGTCAAGAACCCGATACCGACGGCCTTCATGCGCTTCAGATCGTCGGTCTGCGGCTTTATTTCTTCCTTGATGACCTTCTCCAAAATCGCCATGCGGTCAGCCACCATACCGCGCGCGTGCTGCGCATCTTGGGCGTCCAGAGCAACACGACTTTCCAACTCCGAAAGGCGCGCGATGATGTCGTCTTGCTTGTCAGATGACGCCCGCAGCAGACTGATGATCAGATCATTTTCACTCATTGCACGCATCCAACTTCTGGTAGTGCCGGTCGAGGTCAACGACCCAAGCGTCTACCGTCGTGTCATGCGCCGACTGCAAAACGTCCAGCGCCGCCCCCGGAACCGGAGACAGCGGCGGGCAGTCATTTATTTTTACGGGACCGCAGGCGCTCATAAGCGCCAGCAGGATCAGCAGGCTTGCTGTCAATCGCATCGTATTTCTCCCGGAGCGCGTCGCGCGCCTTCTGGTATTTGGCCTCGGCTGCCGCGCGACCGGCTGACTTTCCGCGAAAGAAAACGTAAAACGCCGCGACGATGAACACCCCGGCGACAGCAGCCCATGTTTTGAGCCGCGCGATCATTTGCGCGCCGAATTGCGCGGTGTCAGATCGAACCCCAACTTTGGTCGTTCGTATCCCACCATTAGCGGCTGGCCGTCCGGCCCGAGCAGCGCGCTGACGCGGGCGTGCTGCGGGACGATCACGTCCACCTCACGACAGAAGCCTTCGTCGTCATCGCTGAAATCCGTGATGCGGCGCTTCGTCATACGACCGTCTTCCGAACGCGGGCGATGAACAGGTAGGCTGCAACAAGCGCCCCGACGACCAAAGCCGCTCCGACGGCCCACTGCACGGGACCGTTGCCGGTGGCGACAAATGACAGCCCGCCCGCCCCGGTCGCAATCTGGATCACGGTTTCCGGGGTCGTCCACGGGTTCGGTTCCGAAGGCACCGCCTTCGCATCGCCCTCCAGCCCCTCCATCTGCGAGATCAGCGGAACAGACACACCTTTGGCCCCGTTCACCAGCCGTAGAGCCTCGCCAATGACGCCGGGGCGCGTCGGATACTGGCCTTTCGGGTCTTTCCCGGTCACGCGGATCGTCCAGCCCCGACCGTTCACCGGAAAGCCGGTTTTCGGGTTCGTCAGCGACCGTAGAAACGCCATCCGGGCGTCGCAATAATCGACGATCAGCTTACGAACCCCGCCTTCGTATTTCGAAACAGCCGCGACGGTCTGCGGCCCGATGTTGCCATCCGCCGAAACCCCGACGAGACGCTGCAACACCTTCACGGCGCGCGCTGGTCCTGAATTGACGCCAAAATCGAACGCCGCATAATCCAGCCCCGCAGGCAGCAGATCGCCGCCCGACTGCGTCCAATATCCGGTCATGTAGATGTCCTCGGCCTCGTTCAAGGTCATCTCTTTGACCTGCTGCGCCGTCACCGACGCCACGCCGCGATGCGCGGCCAAGGTCTTGTGCGTGACGCCATATTTCGTTGGCCCCCCGCTGTCCGTCTTGCGGTTTGAATAGCCGCCCTCGCTGCCAAACATCAGCGTCAGTGCCGTCGGAAGGGTTGCGCGCGTCATGTTGGCCCCGTTTGGTGGACTTGTCGTCCGACGATAACCACAACGCAAGACAAAAAACAACCCCGTTCGCTGTTGGGCGACGGGGCTGAGTTTGCTGGGCGAGGAAACCCGGAGCAGTAACACGACCAACCAGGGAGGAAGGGGCGTGTCTGATGTGTAGGCCGCGTGTTGGCCGTTTGTCAAGGGTTTTGCGCGGAGGTGGGTCGCGACTGCGTGGACTTTAACCAGCTTACCTCCCCTTTCGGGGCGCTCATTTACGCGGACTGACTTCCGCTAGGGCTTTCTTTCACGACCCGCCTTTACGCGTTTCCGATCCGCCTGCCGGTCCCCGGCCTCACGGGTAGGGGCCGCCCACTTCTGCTTTCCGCGCATGGCGGAGAAGATGGCGTCTTGCAAGCGGCGGGCAGAGCGGAAAGCGGTCAGCCTCGTAAACGCGGCTGCCGTAGCTAGGGGTTTTCATACGCCTGTATGGCGTGTCGGTCAAGTCTGACGTATCGGGCCGGACAGGGTGTTGAGAGTGGCGGGGCGCTACTCCCGCTGAGTGACGATAGGCGTGGAAGTGGTGACGCCTCGTTTTACCCCAAACCTTGCTGGCTAACCATACTCATCTCGCCAGCTACACCCGCACCGTATCGCTACCACCGGGTTCGGTCTCGTTCACCTGATTAACGTGTCTGCTTTCCCCGTCGCACTCTCGACTATGCGTTTAGCGCTGTCTGTCGGTTATGTCAATGTGGGCCGGACAGGGCGTTCCGAAGTGTCGGCGGGGCGCAAATTTCTGTGGGGCGCCGCAGCGGCTTCCACGCCGCGCGGCGGACTGGTAGGCGGGGGCCGCCCCCGGCCCAGAGGGCACCGAGGGCGGGTGGCAGTCTCCCCTAGACAGT